TACAGGATAAAAAAAGACGAACGTTTAGAAGAATACCGAACCGAATGTTCGGGTCATAAATCTACCAATTGTTCGTAATTTAATAACTACTTGTCCAACTGTCATTTGACAGAAATTGTGGAATGTGGTAAGATGTAGTTATTTAAGAGGAGGTCGATGAAGATGTTTCACAATCAATTATTCGAGAAGATTAAAGGTTATTCATTAGAGAACAAATCACTCAACTTAGTCCACCAACGTAATAGAATGCTAACAAAGACCAACCGTATGTTCGAGTACAGGAACCTACCTGATTCCATACCAGAGGACATGTTAGAACTTTACTTACAAACATGGGGGTCGGTGTTCTTTAGGCAGGTAGATGGTGTCCTGTACTTCTTTGGTCAAATAGGAGCATCTGGACCACCTGACATCTATCTTCGTCCTACGAGGGTCACATGGGCTAACCCAGCGTTAATGAGAGGTGAGACGAACGACATCCCAACAACAGGTGTCCTAGTAAAGAATGACTTAATGTTTGAGGGGATTCTTCCAATTATTGACAAGTGGTGTACGATGCTAGTTGAGTTGGAACTGTCAATGAATGTCAGTGCAATCAACATGCGTTCAACAAGAGTGTACACAGCAGACAACGACACAACAGCAGAGTCAGCCAGAGAACAGCAACGACAAATTCGTAAAGGTAAAGACCATGTAATAGTGGACAAGTCCCTCATCGAAGGATTACAAGTAATTGATGCCGCAGGGACAAGCAATAGCCTTACTGAATACCGAGAAGCATATCAATACATCAAATCATTAATGTATGCTGAACTAGGTTTGAAGACAGCTTCTAATATGAAGAAGCAGTATGTCAGCGACACAGAGAACATCATAGAAGATGAATCACTTCTTCCTTTCATAGATGAGATGTTACTAGAAAGGCAGAAAGGAATGGACGCAGTCAACAAGATGTTTGGGACAGACATTCAAGTCAAGTTAAGAGGAACATGGGAACTACAAGCAATGGAGCTAGAGAAGGCAATGGAAATAGCAGAAGAACCATCAGCAGAGGAAGGAGAGACTCCAAATGATAAACAAGAGAGTGCAAGTGAGGAGACAGAGGGGACAGGAGAAGATTCAGGAGAAGATGTCACAGGACAGAGCGAAGAAGAAACAAGCACCGAAGAAGAAAGCAACGCCGAAGAAGACGACTTCGAAGACACAGTCAACACCGAAGTCAAAACAGGAATAAACACAGCTAACGTCACTCTACCTGAAAATAACATTCTAGGAATCACAAGCCGACAGGTCGAAGAAGCAATGATATTCAACAAATTACTGGAAGTAATCGAAGGAGTGAGTGAAAATGACGAGAAAACCGAAACTAAATGAGGTACTGGATTTACAGACAGGGCTGTTCGAACATATCGTTCAGCCTATATGGGCTGATAGGTACGAGTCATTTGACATGGACTATGAATTCCTAGCGAACCATGCTGAGAAAGTGATTAGTAGATATACTGAAATGTCACTGGACAGTACAACACAAAGACTAACTTCATCAGGCTCTAGTAAACTAATCAATATGATATATCGTAAGTACAAGGAGCAATGGGAAAGGAAATACGAGGTTCTCAACGCACAGTATGTCATAGTAGATAACTATAACCTGCGAGAATCAGAGGACGTGGACAGGACACACCTTGAGAATATCGTGAATGAAATGAGACGTGAAGGAACAGCCACAACAAAGGTATTGAATGAGCTTACTAAGCTCATCACAGACACACGTAATTCCACACAGGATACGACAGGGAATGTGAACAGCCAAGAAACAACAGAAGACAATCTCCGTAAGACTGACTCTCAAGAGGGACGGAACATCACAACAGAAACAGGTGATAATACACTATCCTTCGAAGGAAGAAAGGACACGGAAACTCGCAATCTAACAGACGCTAAGACACTAGCTTTGAAGGATACTGATAAGAGTACAAACGTACTTGATTTCGTTGACCGCAAGGACGCTACAACTAACACCCAGAACAACACTGGAACAGTTGGAACCGAACAAGACCAGACAGTGATAGACACAACTACCGACACAACTACTACTACCAAGAACCAGTTTGGTTTTGAGACAGCGGGAATCAATGGAGTGCCTGTTGAGAAGGATGACGGAAAATTAATACGCGGCGGTAACATCGAGACAACAGGAACGGGTAAGACTACGAACAACTTGACTTCAACTGACAATGGTTCAACTACGAAGACAGGTAAGGAACAGACAACAATAGAATCAACCCTCGATAAGACAGGGACAGATACTACAATCAACACTGGTTCAGTCGAGAGTGGAAAAACCGGGTCAGAGAGGAATGCAGTCAACTTAACGACGACGCTAGAAGCAGGAATCACTAACACGACAAAGAACGAAGGGACAGTAACCACTGATGTTAATTCAGATAATACTATTAAAGTTGTTGATTCTATTGACGGTACATCTAATATCACAGACAACGGTTCAGTCGATACAACTCAGAACAACAGCGAGACAGATAATGGAAACACAGAAACAACTGGAAATTCAAATGAGAAAAGAATCCTGACAAGAACTGGTAATATCGGGGTCACGACTACAACACAATTACTACAAGAACACATCGACTTTTGGGAGTATTCATTCCTTGAAGACATCTACAAAGATGTGGAGAAAATGCTATGTTTACATGTATATGGACAAGTCTAAAGCCAGTGTAGTCCATTAGCTAAACGATTAGACTTTTAGGACAACCGATAAACCTTGAGGGTAGAGGAGTTGATGCTATAAGTTAAAGTATAAATATAAAGGGATTATCTATTAAATAGATACTAAGAAAGGCGGAGTGCCATATGTCGATGTACTCGGGAAAGAGCAGAGCAAAGTTAATATCAAGAGCATCACTCAAACAACTGGGAGTAGCATTTCTTGGAGAAGGTGAAGGCGGAATCGGAATCCCAGGACCTCCCGGACCTCAAGGACCAAAAGGAGATAGAGGATTAGCCGGACCTCAAGGAGAACAAGGACCTCCCGGAATTGGAGAGAGAGGACCAGAAGGACCTAGAGGACCTCAAGGAGAAAGAGGATTACAAGGACAACAAGGTCTTCAAGGAGAAAGAGGACTAACCGGATATGGGGAACAAGGACCTCAAGGACCAAAAGGAGATAGAGGAGAAGACGGAAGGCAAGGGATAGCAGGACAGCAAGGAATACAAGGAGAACGAGGACCACAAGGACTGCAAGGTATTCAAGGACAACAAGGCATAAGAGGAATTCAAGGACCAGAAGGACCTCCCGGACCTCCCGGAGATGGTGGTAACATGTTAGATTTTGTAGAGCTAATACCTTCTACTGAACTGGTATTTCTACAACAGGCTAACCCATTACAGACACCTCTATATGAAGCCCAACTGAACACTCCATACCAATGCTTTGCTAGTAAGAGACCCACATCAGCAGAGGGAGCAGTGGTCTGGGAGGTATACGGACAGGGAGCTACTGTAACAGCATTCGGTGAGGTCACAATAACCAACCAATTTAATCCTATAACTCTAGTTGCTAAGGTTGTAGGTTCACCTACTTACAAGTGGGGGGCAATTCAGATAGTTCCGGCACAAAAGTAGTTGACAGATAATAACGACGATGATATGATGATGTTACTAAAAGAAATGGAGATGATTCCCAATGAATAGAAAAGAAACCATTGACCTGATTATGAGCCTACTAGAAGATGTGAAAGGCAGATTGTATCGTTTGATAGTAGACCATAACGAGTTCGGGTTCAAGGCAACCGCATACTACAAGAATATACTAGGTGATGTTTCTACCGTAGACTTAAACGGGACAACCCGTGACGGACTATTGGACCTAAACATTTATCATGCTGACGTTAAGCGGAACGACCCAGACCCGGAAGACGAAAAGCCAATCTTCGAAACAGAAGGAAGCTGGGAAGACAAGCCCACCATCGAGAACTACGGTAAACTATTAGAAGAAGTTAATAAATAGAAATTGTTGACAGCCCGTCCTACTTATGGTAAGATGGGCTTATTAAATACAAAGGGAGTGTTTTAAATGAAAGTCATTCAAATACCAGAACTGGTAAACCAAATCGTACAAGAACTAACAGGTGAAATCGACGTAACCAACCAGAACTTATCGGAAGTAGTTGACACGGGTAGGGACGTCATCAACACAGCGGACCATGAAAACTTCACACGAAGCCTAATGGACATGGTGGGAAAGACGGTATTCGTTAATCGTCCGTACCAATCAACCGCACCGTCAGTGCTGATGGACGCTACAAAGTATGGTTCCATCGTCCGTAAAATCCAAGCAGAGTTTCCTGAGTCTGAGGACAACCCAAACTGGGCTATGAAAAAAGGGGACAACCCCAACCAGTTCGAGTTCAACCCTCCAACTGTATCAGAGAAGTTCTTCAACTCTAAGGTAACTCACCAAGTCCCAGTGTCACTGATGAAAGAGCAAGTAGAGTCAGCATTCACATCAGCAGGAGACGTAAACGCATTCCTAGCCATGATTGAAACACAGATGCAGACAGGTATGTCAGCTAAGTCAGAAGGTCTAATTCGCTCAACAATCAACAACCGAATTGCTGACACGTTCCTATCATCCTTTGGCGGAGCCGCTCCTTCTTCAACAGACACATCAACTAGAGCAGTCAACCTATTGAAATTGTACAAGGATGCTAACCCTAGCACAGTGGACCCGGCAATGACAGGAACAGAAGCAATCAATGACCCAGAGTTCATCCGGTATGCTACATTCATGATGAGACAGCATATGACTCGTCTACGTGCATTCACTACTCTGTATAACGAAGGTGGAAAGAAGCGACACACCCCTTCAAGTGAACTACACTTCGTAACTCTTAGTATCTTACAAGCGGCGTCTGAGACGTTCTTGCAGTCTGATACTTACCATAAAGAGTTAGTATCTCTACCATACGCCGAGGACGTTCCTTTCTGGCAAGGTACTGGTACAGCATTCGATTTCGAAAGCACATCATCAATTGATGTCACTACGAAGAACGGTACGATTAAAACTGACGGAATCCTAGCTGTTATGTTTGACCGAAACGCTTTAGGAGTAATGAACTCCAACTTGCGAGTAGAAGGAATTTACGCACCAAACGGAGGTTTCTACAATCAATGGTACAAAGCTGACGCTAGTTACTTCAATGATGCTAACGAAAACTTCGTAGTCTTCTTCGCAAAATAACAATTAGCCTCTCTCTTATCGAGAGGGGCTTTTCTTTATAACAAAGGAGGAAATGTCAATGAGTACAATCAAACTATTAAATCATACAGGTATACCAACGTTAGTCAATAAGACATTCACGACAATTGCCACTGTCAACGGAAGTTTCCGAGCGCCATACAATCTGATGGACCCAGTGATTCAACTAGGAACTCAAGCCTATCAGAGATACTTCGCTGATTCAAGAGTCACCCATATGGAGATAGATGGTAAGTTCTACTTTGTGAGAACAGCCACTATGTCAAGCAATGCCCTGACTGACGTACAGTTACACCTAGATGTATTAACTACCTATAAGACCGAGATAGGAAACCTAGACGTAATACTGGAACGAAGCTCGAACTCACCTGAGAAATACCTAGCAGATGAATTGATGCCAATGTCGGTGAAGAAGGTCATAGAGGATGTAAGGTTCGATTCAGAAATAAGTGATAAGTATGAGGATGGTTCGTATGTCCTTGTGACATCACAAAACGGTTATGCGGAGGTGTAAGCTATGAGAGTCTGGTTGATGAATACAATGGACGACAACGTAAAGATGCCCGTACTGATGGTACGCCCCGGTATCGACCTTAGTTCCTTCTCAACGTCCGGGATTTCGACAGGAGGAGCTAACGCTTTGAGTAATGCTTTACCACCGGTAGACACTCAAGAACTATTCGATGCTACTAATACTGAACTGGTGGATTATATCTTCAATCGAAATCTCGGACCGCAAGTCATGAGTCAGAATGAACGTCAGATAAAGCTACCATATAACAGTGAGTTATACCAGAACTGTGTGGTTGCTATTGCACCCCACTCGACGGTAACAATACCGTCATTCTATGGAAACTATTCACTAGAAAAGTCATCGCAGGACCAAGGAAGTCCTTGGATGGGAGACCAAGATTATCGAGATGCAGTTATTTTCCGAATAGACCCTAAGCCGGGACAGGCTCAGCCATATAAACTGATGACTTATCCAATGAGATATGATAGTTTGACTTGTTATAACGTATCATCTGACACTAGCAGGTCTACTACAATAGTTTTATGTAGAGATGACAATGGGTATATCAGACCTATGAATCTAATATATAACAGGAATAGACCAACCGCTGTATATCATGAGAAAGTGATTGTATCGACAGCTTCCACTCATGGTTCACATGCAGGTGGATTAGACCAAGACTTTTGGAGACAGCAAACTGGAAGGATGGAGGGAGAAGAAATGAACAATAACTGTTATGAAGTACCTAATATACTGAATAGATATAACCCTAGAATTCAACTGAGTGGTACTGGATACTACCCACTAACTAAGGAACAGCTAAGGGACTTCCAGTTCAGCCTAGCTGACAAGACAATCTTCGAGAACATAGCACAGGCTATCACGGGTAATCCAACTGACTACATCATAGGAATCAAATGGTACTACGGAATCAAGAGGAACTTAGACATCATTAACTCTGACGTGTACTTGAAGTTAGGTGGTTTCGCTTACAACGGAGCAGGGGGTGGAGCTTCAATCGTAACAAAACCTGCCGCAAGTGAAATGGTTCAGATGGACATGCTTTCTCCTACAATCGTAGGTAAGTTCAATAATTACCTTGATAATTCACCATATACTAAGCTAGAGGTGTATATCCCATATGTAGGATTCACTACATTAGATATGACAGAGGTAATCGGTAAGAAGTTATGGCTTAGATATACGACTAAAATGGATACCGGAGCGACTATCGTTCACTTATTCAAGGAGTCGGACGACTGCTGGGAAGTAATGCTTGAGCTACAATGTATCATGGGTTCAGACATCTTGATTAACGTCAAGGGAGTAGACACGTTGTTGTCTCGTCTAGCGTCCAGCTTATATAATGTAGGTACTGTTGGACTTGGTTATGTGAACCCCGGAATAGCAACGGCGGCTAGTCTAGCCAGCTTACCTTCAACTAACGGGACACAGCACAGAACAGGTACAATTAACAATGAGACAGGTTCGATGGGAGTTTTCGTACCCTTCATCCGATACACTAGACCAGAGCCAATACAACCAGCAAACTATGACATGGCAGTAGGTAGACCTGATGTGAGAACAGGTAAACTATCATCCTTCACATCCTCGGCTAAATATGTTAAAGTTGGTAATATATACACAGGGTCTTCACTATCAATTCCGAAAGAAGCATTTGATGAGGTTGAGTCCCTGTTACGAGGAGGAGTTTACTATGCTTGATACCGTTCAAGTTGATGACAAGATTCAATATTATTCACTAGACAACATCCATAAGAAAAGTAATATGTCAGCTCATTACTACATGATTTTCGGAGAACGTTCGAACGGTAAGACGTTCTCCGTCTTGGAGTTAATGGTCAAGAACTTCTGGGAGAAAGGCGAACAGGGAGTTTACTTACGTAGATACGAAGAACACATCAAAGGTAATAGAGGTAAGAAAGTATTCGCCGGTATTGTAGCAGCGGGCATCATTGAGAAAATAACCGATGGTGAGTGGACTGGGGTGGAGTATTATAACAGGGAGTATTACTTCTCAAGAAAGAGTGAGACTAACGGTTCGATTGTTAAACACTCTGCTCCTTTCTGTATGGCAATGGCGGTAAGTCAAGCTGAATCATATAAGGGTAATGCTTTCCCTTACGTGACTACTCTATGTTTTGATGAGTTCTTGACTCGGGATAGATATATGATTGATGAGTACGTGGAGTTCAACTCTATTGTATCCACTATCACAAGACTATCAGCAAGACTTACAATCTATCTTCTCGGTAATACTGTCAACTACTACTCACCATACTTTGATGAGATGGGTATTGATATTACTGACATGAAGCCCGGTGACATCAAAGAGTGTCCTTACGGTAGGATGATTAATGGACGTTTAGTTGAAGGTATGTTGATGGCTGAGTACGTTCCTAGTCCAGTCAAAGAGGGTGAAGGTAAAGACTCTGATGTTTACTTCGCCTTTGAGAACAAGAAGTTGTCCATGATTACCGAAGGTGCTTGGGAGTTACCACTGTATCCACATAGTCCTATGACCATACTAGGTAAGAATATCATAGAGACCTTCTTCATTGATTACCGGGACATCATCCTTCAAGGTGATATTGTTATGCAAGATGATTCATTGTTCATCTACATTCACCTAAAGACCGGGAAGATTAAAGAGGTAGAAAAGAAGAAGGAATATGATAAGAAGATGAGAGACGACCCAACATTCTATAAACAGAATAAAGGACAAGCCTACTCTGGTCCTATGAAAATGGTATACAGCCTGAATGCTGGTCCGGGAATGCACGAATCTAAGAATCTGATAGGTAATTATAAGCATAAACTAGCAGAAAGAATAGGTAATATGTTCTTAAATGACTTAGTTTATTATCAGAATAACGCGATAGGTATGCTTGTTGCCGACTATATCGACATTTCAATAGCCCAAAGTTCTTATCGAAAGCATTGACACATATGCCTCCTTGTGGTAAAGTATACCAATACAAGGGGGTTTTTATTATGAACAAACTTTCGAAGTTGATAGATGTTAAGTCTATCGTCACACTAGCACTAACAGTAGTAATAATGGTACTAGCCCTAAAAGGAACGGTAGACATTAAGGATATTTACTTAGTGATTATCGCATTCTATTTCGGGACACAATCTAAAAAGGGGAGTGGGAGCAATGATTAAACACACAATTATTCTAGGACATGGTAGCGGGGACCCCGGAGCAATTGGCGACAGAGGAAGAACTGAACGGGATGAATTGGAGAAATTCGGTAAGAGATTAAAAGAAACGATTAAGTCATATGGACTGCCTATTCAGGTAATCGACGACCACAACGTGTTACGGAAAGGTAATGTAGTGAAGTATAAAGGGACAAGCGTTACTGAACTTCACTTCAACGCATTTAACAAAGCGGCTATCGGTACGGAAGTTCTTATCAAACAAGGCTTAAAGCCTGATGCTATGGATAAGAGATTACTAGATGCTATGGGTCTTTACTTCAAGAGCCGAGGGTTCAAGTACCGCAACGACTTGGGTAACATGAATAAGTCAGCTACTAATGGTGTAAACTATCGTCTAGTAGAAATATGCTTTATTGATAATGTAGGAGATATGCAGGTTTATGACAGGCATGTGGGTCAGATTGTTATTTCATTATTGAAGGCAATAACTGGACAAGCACTACCAGCACCAAAGACGATAGCACCAGCCAAACCTGTAAAGAAGTTCTATGTACAAACAGGAGCGTTCACGGTAGAACTGAATGCGCGAGAGCATTTGAAGGAAGTACGTAAGACGTACCCGGATGCTTTCATAAGGGAGGGATGAGCATGGACGCTCAATTCTTAGGAGTAGCTGTCCTAGCTCTCACAGCCATCATGGTGTTATTGGGTCACTTCATCAAGCTATGGATTACGCCAGTAAATGATTTGACGGTCAGTGTTACTAAACTAAATTCCACGCTTGATAAGATAGTCTCTGATACTACTAAACTTGAAGGTAAAGTTGAATCACATGACGAGCGGCTTGATGGTATTGATGTCAAGTTAGCTCGCCATAACCTAGAGTAGCTGTTCTTACAGCTACTTTTTCTTTTGCATTTCTTCTGCGAACTCTCTTAGTTCACTACTTATCTTCATTGTATAGAATGTTTCTTTCAGGTGAATTCCTGACATTTCTAGGTACTCATATGAATTACCTTCATAGTCTTCTACTACACCAACTCTAGCTTTGTCGATGTATGTATGAGTTGACTTACCGCATGCTCCTTCTGGTACATGGAGTTCATGGTCGAATGCTTCGAAGATACCATCGTGTCCGTATTCTTCTAGTAGCCAAGGAACTGCTTTGTTCTTGTTGATTCCTGAAACTGTGATATTGATTTCAAGACTTTTCTCTCCGGTATCTTTGTCCGTTACTTCCTTCTCAACCATGTAACGTTTTGCTCCTAGAGTCTTAAATCTAGTATAGAATCCGTCGAAGTCCCAAACACCAATAGGCTTAACTACCCCATCGGGAGTTTTAGGTAGTGCTAAGTTAATATCAATTCCGTGATGGTCACAAGCATCTTTGATTCCCTGCATGATTTCTTCATTCTTAGCATCGAATACCCGTTGGTGTTTTTCAGCATTCGTGTAATAGATTGAATCTGTGTCGCAGTATACATAATCATCGCCTAGCTGTACTACTGCTTCGAATAGCTCATATCTAGCGTGAGCTGTAATCCATACACCCCAAGGGTAGAATAGGAATCTCTTTTTAGACTGATTATTCTCCTCGGTTACTTCTTCGATTACTGGTTTCTGTATGTCGTGAGTCTTAGTTAAGTCATCCCATGTGAATATATCTCGGGCTATGTCAGTTACACACATACCATATGTCGAGTTAAGCATTCCTTTAGACAGATTGTATTCCGCTTCTTTACCTGCCACGTCTTTAAGTTCTGTCTTATCAGCGTATAGCTTTAGCATTCCTTCGATGAATTCAGTCGGTAGGTATCCTCTTTCGTAGCGATACATTCTAAATACATCAAAGTCATCTATTTCATATGACATCATGACGCACTCAAAGTCAACTTCTGTCATCCACATCTCAACCTCAACTGCTTGGTCGATTCGCCCGTTATTATTGATGTATGTCTTCTTATGTTCTGCTTTGTATGTGCTTAGGTATGACTCATTGGCTGTTCTAGCTATGCCTGAGAATTTCACATAGAATAGACAGCAGTAATTCTCTAGTTGGTCGAAGAAATCGTCCTTTGATTTAGGATAGTATATCTCACCTTTACCCATTGGGAATTGCTTTGTGAGCATTCTACCCGGATATGAAGACGCGAAATCCCTTGCTGTCACATTTGTGGCTACTTTACCTACATGTTGGATGTTAGCATGAGTGAATCCCCCTGAGAATGCTTCTCTGTTAGCTAGGTACTCATCTCCTGTTAAAGTTAAATTGCTCATTAACTCTCTGTATTTCTTAGCTTTCTTCAAGTTCTTGTTCTTTATTGTGATGTTTCGCATATACTCTCTTATAAAGCCTGTCTGAGTTGCTGGTATTTTGGTAATATTGTTACCGTTATCCATCATTAACTCTCTGATGTAATACTCAATGATTACCACGTCGTTGATGATGTAGCCCAGTTCTTCATCAGACAGGCTAGTTTCAGGAGTTCTCATTAGTGAGTAGTCTAGGTCTCCGTCCATCTTCTTGATGTCGAATGATACTAAGTTCTTCGCTACGTTCTTTAGGCTAGTTCCTGATAGCATGTATGAACAGCGGAACTCTATTCCACCATCAGTGAGGGCTGTCATTATCTTTCTCTCAGCCCCGTTTGGTGGTACGTTGATGAAGTTGAAGTGATGTTTCATGAACTGGAATTCGTAAGCAAGGTGATGGACATACACTATCACTCTCTTCTTCTCATGTAACTGACCCCAAGACGTCATCATGTCGATAGCTTCTTTGAATTCAGCCCACGTTCTCATTAAGAACAAGTTTCCGTCAATGTTCAGACAGTGTGAGTACGTGATTGATACTGGGTCGTTGTTATCGTTCATGAATGAAGTAGTTTCAATGTCATATGACACTGGTACATTGATGTACTCAATAGTACCTCTACCGCTTCTCTTGTATTCAGTAGGCATGTCTTCTAATCCTAGTGACATGATATTGTTGATTGGTTGGAATTTGTCCATCATCTGCATTACCCCATTTCACATTATTTAAGGAAACCACCTTGTCGTTCTCGTCTGCTTAGTATACCTCGTCCTTGCTGGGCTTTGAGGTATAGTTCTTTCTCGTACTCTACTGCTGAATCTATTAAAGAGTCTAGTGATGCGTAGACACCTTTCTGGTCTTCGTAAAACTCTTGATATTCCTCTAATAGTCTCTTAGAGTCAAGATTCCTAGCTTGCGATGAATTCTCGAATGCTTCAAAGCCTTTCCAGAAATCAGATAGTCTGCTCTGGTTTTCACGGAAGTAGGCTTGTCCTTCATCAAAAATTCTCTTTTGTTTTGCGTTAAGTCTACCTTGCAGTGGTAGATTTAGTACATTTCGTATTGTCTCTACTTGGTGCTTTCTAGCACCTCTCGATGTGGTTGTCTTCATTTCTAGTAGCTCCTGAGAGCGTGATACGGCGGCTTTCAGGGCTACCCTTCCTAGCTTGTCGTTGACTTCTGGAATTCCGTTGGTTTCACTCTGTAACGCTCTCAAGCCGTGTACTGAATACTCACCGGGATTCTTCTCGATGTTCTCTATTAATCTCTTTTCACGTTGTAGCAATATCTTACGGTTCTTTCTAGCTCTCTCTAGTAGCTGTTCGTTGGTCCAGAATGTTAGTTGACTTGTAGGTAGTAGAGCCATTATTGAAACACCTCCTTCGGATAGTAAGTGTCTGTCTCACTATCCAGTTCCAGTGTTACCGTGTAACCCAAGTCATTGAGTCTTCGTATTAGTGCCTCACGCTCATCGTAAGGGTCGCTGATGTGTGGTGTAGCCTCAGCTAGTAGACAAGCTGTAATGACTGTTATCGGAGCGCCTGTGGCTTCTGACACCTTGTTGAGAGTTGCTATCGTTGACTTACTCAACCTCACCTGTCTTGTCTTGTACTTAGGTGGTTTTGTGTAAGTCCTTCGTCCCATGTAGTTGTGAATGTTCAACAATGCTGATTTGATTTGTAGAGGTGTGAACTCTAACCCTTCTGGTATACCTACTCTACATACTTGTGTTTTCGTCATAGTATATATCATCCTCTCTCAATTGGTAATCTTATCATATCATAGTAGGTTACAAGTGTCAACACTTTGGTTCCACAATTTCTGTCAAATGACAGTTGGACAAGTAGTTATTAAATTACGAACAATTGGTAGATTTATGACCCGAACATTCGGTTCGGTATTCTTCTAAACGTTCGTCTTTTTTTATCCTGTA